GCTATTTCTGGCAACAACTGGACGGTATACATAGACGTTAAGGGTTCCAATGCGAACGGAACATACTCTTCTTGGACTGTTTCCGTTTTTGGTGCTACTGGGGCTACTGGGTCAACTGGGCCACAAGGCCCCGCTGGACCAACCGGCCCTGCTGGTTCGGATGCTTCAGTAACAGAGGCAAACATTACTACGGCGCTTGGATGGCATCCAGCGCAGGGAAGCAAGCCTGAAGGTGGATCTACTTATGGAGCAGTTGCTCTTGCTTCTAGTGGTGGAGATAATACATATTTAACTTACAGCGGAGGTGTATTTGGAAATGTTCTGTATGCTGGTAATGGAGTAAATATAACTCTTCCAGCGGAAGATGGGCAACTTATCACAGACGCTCCAGACACTCTTAATCAATACGCAAGGATACAGGGGTCTTGGGTTACGATTAGTGGGGGAGGGGGAAACCCATTTGATCAGTCGCTCAACACGACCAACGACGTTGCGTTCCATTCCGTATCGATTGACGGGGGGACGGCACAAATCAACGCCGACGGCTCCGCATCGTTCGCCAACGGCGCGGCAAGTATTGACGGGAGCGGGAATTTAACCGCAAACGTAATCACCCAGAACAACGCCAATGGTCAGGTAATTATTGACGGGGACGGTCGAGTGGGTTGGTGGCAGAACGGAACGAGGAATGCGGCATTTTCCTATGACTACAGTCAGGGAAGGATGAATCTTTTTGATGAACTTTCCTACGCTTCGATCTTTTTGGATAGCGGAAACGGAAATGTCGGGATCGGCTCTTATTATGGAACTCCGGTTATTGTGGATAGTAGTTCCAATATGACGGTTCCGGGCTCCGCATCGTTCGCAAATGGAGCGGCTGGTTTTGATGCATCTGGAAATCTCTACGCAACCAACTTCACCGGAGGAGGCGGAGGAACTACCGAGCTTATCTGCAACGCTCATGTCTCCAGCGCATCAAATTACATTTCAAGCCCAATCACGTTTGATGCTATTGATTACGACCCTCTAGGTACTCTCTCCGTAAATGCAGGGCATTTTATTGCTCCTTATACCGGTATTTACTTGTTTGCTCTTAGCTTGTTTTTTGATTCAGGAACCATTCCTGCAATTTTGGATGTTTCTGTTCACAACTCAAACACCGGAGACTTTGTTGAACAAGGAAGCTCTTATTCGGTTTCAGACACACTAATCCGCCTTAGCACAACAAAGCCTATTTTTGCCAATGCGGGCGATGATTTGTGGCTGGATTATTATTTGTCTTCAGGAATAGGAGTTTATCAGACAGGGAGTGCGGCTTGGAACGCCTTGCAAGTATACAAACTGCCATAAATCTCTATATCTTGACAATTAACCCATTACTCAACTACAAGTAACCAAAACCAAAACCAACCAACGCTATGTCCACTCCAATCACCCTCAATCCTACGCCTTATCAGCTTCGCGGAGCCCTTACTGCCGATCAGGTTACGGCTTTGGTCTCCCTGATCTCCGGAGCCAACCTCATTACGCTTCCCTCTACGTCCAGCTGGGCTAATGCCACCGGGCTGAACGTGACCGTTCTCCCCAACGGTGCTGGTACTCTGACCGTCAGCTTCAAGCAGTAATGCACCCAGCCCATAACACGCTCTACACCGGGACCATCGGGACAATCGCCCCAATCGGGGCGGCTGTCGTGAGCCTAGATCCGATTCTGGACTTTGAATTGCGTGTTGTGAGCCTTGTTTTGGGCCTTCTGGTCGGGTTCATCTCGCTGGTTAAGCTTGTCTACGACTGTTACCACGATTGGAAGTCCCGCCACGGGAAATGAGAACTCCACAAATCATTGCGGTTTCTGCAATCCTCTGTCTAGTCGGATGCGCCGCTCCTAGACCTTCAGTGGTTGATACCCGTCCTGCCATTGCGTCCATTGACAATGCGGACCAGACGATCAAGAGAATCGCCCATGCCAAACCCAAGGAAATCCAGCCCCTCGTCCAGAAAGCACAAGCTCAGGTGGAAGAGGCCAAGCAACAGGTTGAGCGAGTTCAGAAGCAAGCGGAGGGCCTTCAAGGGGAAAGGGATTGGTGGAAGAACGACTCTCTCTCAAAGCAAAAAGAAGTTGCGTCTCTTGAGTCTCGTGTCAGTCATTTCCATCACCTCCTTTTTGTCATTTCTGGTCTGCTTGCGGCGGCTATGGCTTTTACTACATGGCGTCTGAGCGTGATTGGCCCTTGGATTCCTATTGGTCTCACCATCGCCACCTACGGAATCTCATGGTTCGTTCTCGGTCGACTGTAATCAAGAACAAGCTTGAGGAGCGTCCCTCGCAAAGCAAGAAAGCGATCTATGCTTTCGTTATTGGTGCTTGCGTTCTTGCTGTTTTTGTGGGGTCTGCCTTCCTCATCATGTCTCATGCTGAAGCCGCCAAAGAGATCGTCGAACTCGCCAATCTTGTTGTTCTATTTTTTGGAGCCCTAGCCACAACGCTCATCACGGGTCAGGCAGTTATGGATTGGAAAGCGATCTCCGCTCTCCAGCACATTGACGAAGACTCCAACGAGGAGCGCGAGGAGAACATCCAGAGCAATCAACCGATAGGAGAGGTGGACATCGGCAGGGTTCACAAACCACGGTACTACGATGACGGAGCAGTTTAAGAAAATCGTCATCCCTTGGATTTTCAAGTGGGAGGGAACGACCTACGAGAACGACCCGGACGACCCCGGAGGGGAGACGAAATTTGGTATTGACAAACGCTCTCACGAGTCCGTGGACATTCCCAACCTCACTGCAGAACAAGCGACGGGCATCTACTGGGCAGAGTGGATCAAGGACGGTTGTCAGGGGATGCCTTGGCCGTTGAGCTTTGTGTTCTTCAACTGCGCCGTGAACTGTGGTCTGGAGAGGGCTCGCGAGTTCATGGTTTCGTCAAGAAGAAATCCAAAAACTTTTCTTGACATTCAGGAAGACCACTACCGAGACATCGTGAGAAGGCGCCCTCGCAGTCAGAAGTTTTTGAAGGGCTGGCTAGCGAGAACCGAGGACTTGCGAAAGGTTGCGCTGGGATAAGAACAGAGGATTCTTAAGGAGATTTTAGGATTCTTGTCAAGCCTAAAATGGCTTGATGAAATTTTTTTTATTTTTTTGAAATTGGTGCTTGCGTTCCGGATCTCGGCGGGTAATTCTCACGACGCTATGAACGCAAAACCCAAAACGACAAAGGCCCCTGCGGCGAAAGCCAAGAAGGCCACCACCAAAGTAACAAAGCAGGCCAAGGTCGAGTTCGCTCAACTCCTTGCCAACTACGTCAAAGAGACCATGGGAAACTTTGAGCAGATCGAGGTTGCCTTTAATAATACCGAGGAGAAATTTGATGCGATTGACACTCGCACGAGGAATCTTTGGCAGAGCATTGAACTCACCGACAAACTTGTTGACACGCTCTCCAATGCGACTACCGTGAGCGCCCGAGTCTCTCTCGCCGCAATCGTGCTGAGCATTGCCTCGATCATCACAACCATCGTCCTTCATGCCCACTAAGAGCACCACCATCACCGCCGAGGAGTTCATCACCCTCGTTTCCCCGATTGTCGCAGAGATCAATCTGCTCAAGGAGGAGAACAAGACCCTGAAGAACCTTGTCGCCGCAGTTCGCGATCATGTCGAGGAAGCCCTCGCCCAGATCGACGAAGTTTGCGAGGCCGAGTAAACCCCGAACCAACCCAAGCGCCGACCAACATGGAAACAACAACCGACACCAACTGCTCCTGCTACGAAAAGGAGAAGGCCGAGTTCTGCACCAGCCTCGTGAACGCGATGGCCGAATTACAGAATGTGGCAAAGACAGCCGACAATCCATACTTCAAGTCGAAGTATGCCCCGCTGGAGGCTATCATTGACGCAACTCGCGCTGTTCTCGCCAAGCACAAACTCGCCATCCAGCATCTCCCCGTGTTTGAAGATGGAAAGGCAGGAGTCATCACGCGCATTGTTCACTGCAACGGAGTCACAGAGGACTCAACCCTCCTTCTGCCGTTGAAAGACCAATCCCCGCAGGGTGTCGGGAGTGCGATTACCTACGCCCGTAGGTACTCCCTGTCGGCGGTGCTTGGGATTGCCTCCGAGGAGGACGATGATGGAAACGTTTCCACCGGACTCCACAAGAAAGAGGCAGTCTTTGACCAGAAGAAGGCGCGCCCCCGCACTGAGGAGGATGAGCGCCCTGCCGTTGCCAAGATCCTTGACCGCAAGGATGAGGTTCCCCGCCCCGCTGGCGCTGTCAGCACCGTCTGGCGCAACCTTGACCTCAAGGACGCCCGTGTTGCCGCGAAGTCCAAGGATGGGTCGCCCCGTAAATGGACCCTCTACTCGGTCACGTTTGACGGAGGGCAGGAGGCCATGACCTTCGACGAGAAGCTCTACAAGAAGGCTCAGGAACTCGCGTGGGAGAAGGTTGATGCTGGAGTTGCTCCCAGCAAGAAAGACCCCTCCAAGTGGGAACTCGTGACCCTTGAGGTCAGCACCGGAGAAGCCAAACCCAACCTCACGGAGGACAACAAATGAAAAAGCCGACAATCTTCAATATAGGACAAAAGTATGAGCGATTTCTCGCAGTTGGATGTAGTCATGGAAAGTACGCTGACCCGACAGCTATCGACGCTGTTCTCGCCATGCGAGATCGTTTCAAGCCAAGCATCATCGTCCACCTCGGAGATTGGTGCGACACAACAGCATGGAGGTCCGGAGCAAGCGGAACGCCCGACGAGTCTGAGCCAGTGGCTCCTGACGTTGATGGGGGGATCGACTTCCTGCAAAAACTACGCCCCACACACGTTCTCGACGGGAACCACGAGGACCGAATCCCCAAGGCGCTCAATCATCGCAATGCGGTTGTGGCTTATGCGGCAGAGCGCGTTTCTGAATACATTGATGACAAGTTTAAGGAAATCGGATGCCGCAGGATTCCCTACGATGGCGTCTTCCAGCGACTCGTCATCGGAAACGTGACCTTCACTCATGGCACAATCTACAACGAGCTTTCGGCTAGGGACATGGCAGAAATGTACGGAGGAAACGTCATCTTCGCACATACGCACCGCGCTCAAGTCAGTGAAGGGAGGACCATCAAAGAGTCTACTGGCTACTGCGTGGGAACTCTCACCCGACGAGGATGCACGGAGTATTCCAAGGCCCGTAGGGCTACCCTTGGGTGGCGGCAGGGCTTGGTATACGGAGAGGTCGGCAAAAACGACTCGGCAGTGTGGCTAGCAACCCGCTCTGAGTTCCAGAACGAATGGAGGCTCCCGCTATGAGCAACGATCAACTGATGTTCTTTTTTATCACATTCATGGTTTGCTTTCTGATTACTGAATATATCACCAACAAATTCTTCAAATGAGCATTAACAAGTGGCTTCTCGTTGCCGAGACCGAAAAGAAAAAGACCAAAGAGGATGTTCCTGATTGCTGGAAAAGCCGTGAACAGCTTGAGGAAATCTGGGGGATTAAGGTCTCTCAGGCAAATCGCAAGATCAGGAATCTCATTAAGGATGGTCTGATCGAAAGGAAAACCTTTAGGGTTGACGTTGGAAGCAAGGTCTATCCTATCCCACACTACAAACTAAAATAATGGAAATTCCAAGGGGCTTTTATGTTGAAGAGGGGTTTGCCGTCCTCGCTGGGCCGTATGACAGAACCAATGAGCGGGAGGAGCGTATGCTGGAAACGGCAGTCGCCCACCTGAAGGACGATCCTAGTATCGAATGGCGTCTCTCCGGAGAGGTCTACGCTACGATGATCGAGCGCAAAGGCATGGTTCTCAACCTTCGCCTTGTCGAATGAGCGACATAGAACAAGGCATAATTGCTATTGCTCTATGTATCCTAGTCTGGATAGTCTGGAAAAGCGGAACGGAACGATAGGATTTGAGCCTATAACTACAATCCAAATTAACGGAGACGAATGGACCATAGGGTATGGATACGCAGGGAAAACCAAAGGAAGATTCAATGATGGACTCTGCGTCTATGCCAAAAAAAGGATTATCATCAATCGTCGAAGAGTTTGCAGTCTGCTTGATGTGCTGGCGCATGAGATTATCCATGCTAGAGTACCTGACTTATCAGAAACAGCAGTTAATGATACAGCAGAGCTTATTGCAAAAGCCTATCATGATTTTGATAAACGAGGTTCCTGACGAAATCCTAATCGAGGACGAAGAAGATGAGTATTACGAGTAGCCTACCATGTCCCGAAGAGGGGCCATTTGAACAGTGGTTTAAGACCAAAGGACTCCGATATTTTGCAAAGAACCACGGAAGCGCTTTGGGCCACGAGGAGTATATGTACGAAGCGTTTAGTGCTGGCTATAAAGCCGCATTGGAGGCAGAGTTTGATGCCAACGACATAAGCAATGCTCAAGATCAATAATCCAGACGCCGGTATCCCCGGCAGATACACCTTCACTGTACCAGAGACAGGGTATAATGTGGGTCCATTCAATAGACTCAAGGAACTTCTTGAGGCTACTAGAGAGCATTATTCCGCAAATAACATCCCTATTCCGGAGAACCTTGACGATATTGTTCAAGACCTCCTTTGCAGAAAGATCCCGTTTGATCTCTGCACCTCCTCCAGTGCGCAAGTCCAGAGAGCGCATAGAGCAGACCTCTCTGCCGAGACGATCCTGAAGGGGATTACCTCGCTCTCTGCGATGGCCTTCTCCGCCGCCAAAGGCGAGCAAGTCTTTGTGGATCAGGACACTGCGACAGCTAGGGCTGAGATTTGCGCCCGTTGTGTCTTCAATGCGCCGTCTTCTTTTTGCGCCGGTTGTGGCATCGGTCAGACCATTACCAATACCGTCGCGAAGGTTAAAGGGGGCAGGTCTACACCGTTTGACAACCGGCTTCTTAACTGCGTTATTTGCGGTTGCAAGAACGAAGCAATAGTTCATGTCAACCGAAATATCTTGCTAAAAGGCGAGAAATCGGAGACAACGGAATCTAGGCCAGATTGGTGCTGGCTTAAAACTGTTGATATTGAACAAGCAAAGGAGAATCTTCATCTATGATTTCATACGGCCTAATTGACCCCAATGTTGGGGAGAAAGCCCCCAGAACGAGGGTCAAGGACGCCGATTCCGCTAGGTCTATGCTCTATATGCTGGTCGATGACGACCAGATTGCGTCTTATAGACGCGCACAGATTCAAGGAATCATTGACGGAAACGCTCCTTATAACGAGCAACAGTTGAAGGAGTCCGGTCAGGCAGACCGAATCAACGTCAACTGGGGACACGCATCCGCCAAGGTTGAGGCCGCTGTTATTCCCTACTTCGACATTCTCACCTCAGTTCCCTACTACGCCACGGTTACCACGAAACATGGCAAGGACATGGGCAAGCGCGAGGAGTGGGGCCGTATCATCACTGAGGAGTTCCACAACCTCCTAGCCTCCACCAACCCCGGATTCCTTGCCCAGCATCAGGTTGCCCATAAGCAGTTGGTTATCCATGGGCAGGGATGTATGTATTGGCCCGATGGAACCGACTTCAGGGCAAAAGCTATCGAGCCTTGGGCTCTTGTGGTTCCCAAGGGGGCAGGCGTCAATCAGGACGATTGGGAATTCTGCTATATCCTTGACGAGATGTATTGCGAGGAACTCTACCGCTACATCGAGAACAAGGAAGCCGCCGAAAGAGGCGGGTGGGACGTTGACCAATGTGAGCAGGCCATCATGGATGCCCGTGTTGACGAGCAGGATCAGAGACGCCCCTACGAGTGGTATCAGAGAGAACTCAAGAACAACGGTCTCTACTACTCCTATGCTAAGAGCCGCATCATCAAGGTAGCTCATTTCTTTGTGAGGGAATACAACGGCAGGATCTCCCACTATATCTTTGACCGCCTGAATCCTACGGAGTTCCTTTGTAAGAAGCTTTACCGCTACAAGAAGTTCTCCAATGCCTTTACGGTGTTCCTTAACGGAGTTGGAAACGGGTACTATCATGGCGTTCGCGGCCTCGGTCAGTCGCTCTTCAAGTGGGCTGAGGCTATCAACCGCCTGAACAATCAGGCTATCGAGGGCGCTATTATCTCCAGCACCCTGATGTTCCAGACCACCTCTGCCGCAGATGCGGAGCGTCTCAAGACTGTCCAGATTGGTCCCTTCCGAATCATCCCCCCCGGCCTTGATTGGAAGCAGATCAATATGTCCTCCAACCTGTCTTCGGTTATGCAGGTTGTGGGTATGTTCCAAGGTCAGGAGGCCGATGAGACGGGATCGTTCCTGCCTCAAGTTTCCGGTGGAGCAGGACGCAAGAAGGGCAATAAGGAAGTTGAGATTGAGATCGGAGAAAAGAGCCGGCTCACCAACGTCAAGGCTGAGATTTACCTTCAGGCCCTCGATGTCCACTACCGTGAGGTTTATCGCCGCGCCTCCAACTTCAACGTCGTTGAAGAGGATCACGGAGGCCCTGAGATCATCGCCTTCCAAGAGGCTTGCATGAGCAGGGGCGTTCCTCAGGCGGCTATCATGGATGTCCTGAGCGTTAAGGCTACCCGTTCTATCGGACAAGGGTCTTCCTCGGCCCGTATGCAGGCCATGAAGATGATTGGCGAATACCTCCCGCAACTCCCTGAAGGGACGCGCACGAGGGTTATTAACGCGAACATCGCCGCTATCGCTGGTCAGATTGGCGTTGATAGCTTCGGTATCCCCGAAGAGACCAAGATTTCCGGAGCCGACCTCTCGATTGCCTCGCTGGAAAACAACACGTTCGCCATCGGTGGCGAGGTTCTTATCGATCCAGATCAGAATCACTTCATCCACCTCAACGTCCACTTGCAATACGCTGGCAAGATTATTGAGGGCATTAAGAATCAGCAGTCTAGCCCGATGGAGGCGTCCAAAGCTGTCAGCGCGGCTCTTCCTCATATCCTTACCCACCTCAAATTCCTTGAGGAAGACCCGACTCGTAAGGAGCAGTTTGAGCAGTTCAAGAGAATACGTCTGAACTCATGAAGATTGCCGACCAGTTGAAGGCCATGGCACAGCAGGAGATGGAGCAACAGCAGGCCCAGCAGGCTCAGGGACAGACCCAGATGGACCCGAAAATGATGGTCGCCCAGAACAAGATTCAGCTTGACCGGATGAAGTTCCAGAACGATGTTCAGATCAAGCAGGCCAAGGCCCAGCATCAGATGATGATTCAGGACCGGAAGACGGCCCAGAAAATGATGATTGACAAAGTGAAGCTGGCTAGTAAATACTCCAGCATCCAGCCTTAATCATCGGCGGGAACAACCCCAAACACAATGAACACAAACAGCGGTGCGGATGATACCCGCGCCCAAATTGACGGACTGCGCTTAAAAAACGCACAACTCACCGCTATCCTGCATAGCGCGATCAACGAGGATACTAGTAGTCTTGCCGCTCGCTATATCCAAGAGAGGCTGAAGTCCCTTGGCATTGTTGACTCCTATCAGCAGGGCCGCGAGGACATGAGGGAGCAGATCGTCGCCTACATCTATCAACGCTATCTCTACTTCCGGACTTTCTTTGGAAAGGAGAGCGAGCAAGCCCTCATGATTAAGAATCTCATCCACGACATCCGCGAGGATCAGGCTAAAGAAATCGAAGCCCAGTGAGAGTATTGACCTACGCAGTAAGGAGCAAAGACCTTACCGCAGACGTAAAACGGATCTTTGGAGACTTCGTTGAAGAAGCTTTCTTCTGCGACGAGACGTATAATGATATATCTGGTAGCGATGCCGATAGATTGATTGGAGATGCGGATTGCTACGAGAAGGGATCGGACATTGATCTCCCTACGGCAGGAGCAATCCTCCTTCGCTTGACGAACGGAAACAAAATCTGGATCGGAACATCAGAGTGGGGCTTGATTACAAGCGTCCCTGATAAAATCATAATTATTGAAAGAAATGAAAAAGCTATTGATCGTTGACCACGGGCTCTTTACTGCATTTGCGGAAAGGCTCGCCCAAGACTTTGAGGTATTCTACTTTGTTCCCTATGCCGACCGTAGCTTCCCTAAACCTGCACCAGCGATGGTTGGCAGTGGTCTTAAAGGTGTTACCCGTGTCGAGGATATGTGGAGACTCGTACCGGAGGTTGATCTCATTATGTTTCCGGATGTTGGGTTTTATCAGCTTCAGGAGTTTCTTAGGGCCTCTGGATACAAAGTATGGGGTTCTGGACTTGGAGAGAAACTGGAGGTCCAACGCTGGAGGGCTAAGGAGACCATGCGGGCATTGGGCCTACCCGTCGGGAAGTGCGCTCTGGTTACGGGTATGGATGAGTTGCGTGCGTACATCGAGCATAACGAGGATGTTTTCGTTAAGATCAGCGGGTTCCGTGGACTTGCCGAAACATTCCACGCTAAGAACGCTGAAACAGCGCATCAGCGCCTCCTTGAGCTTGAATACAACCTTGGTGGACTAGCGAAGGTATTCCCGTTTGTCTGCGAGCATATGGTCGATAGCGTCGTTGAGGCGGGATACGACGGATTCTGCATTGATGGGAACTTCCCGAAAACTTGCTTGACCGGAGTCGAGGTCAAGGATAGAGGGTACTTAGGTGCGGTTAGAGAGGACCGGAAGCTCGCGGAGCCCGTTAAGGTTGTCAACCAAAAGCTTGCTCCCTTCCTGAAGGAGGCTGAATACCGGCAGTTCTTCAGCACGGAGATCCGAGTCACCGAGGACGGGACGCCCTACCTCATCGACCTGACCACCAGAGGCCCCCTGCCTCCCAGTGAGCTTTACCACGAGCTTATTGAGAACCTTGGTGAGATCATTGAGGCTGGTGCGGAAGGTGTTCTAGTGGAGCCCAAGTGGAAGGCAAAGTACGGAGCCCTTGCTATTATCAAGAGTTCTTTTGCCGAGGAACACTGGTGTCCTGTATCCGCAGATCCCAAGATCGCTCAGTTCGTCAAGTGGCGCAACTGTGCGGTCATCGAAGATCAGACCTATATTGTGCCTACCGAGGGCGTTAAGATGCCTGAGATTGGCGCGGTAGTGGGGATTGGCAATACCATCGAGGAGGCAATCAAGCATTGCCAAGAGAACGCTAAAGGCGTCGATGGGTTTGATGTCAAGATCCACGCAGAAGCAATTCCGGAAGCCCTTGACGAAATCGCCAAGGGAGAGAAACATGGCATCACCTTCACGGATGATCCTCTTCCGGATAAAACCAAACTAATGAAATGACCGTAAAAGAATGGAATGACAGTCCCGATCTAGCCGCAGAGCTAAATCAAATCCTCAATAGTCCGGTATTTACTGCCGCGCTATCTATTATCGAAGCAAATACGCTCGCTAAGACCGTTGGCAACGGCCCTATGCTTGAGAGGTTTGCCGATAAAGCCCATGTATTTTTTGGCTACGACAGCGGAAGGAATTCCGTTATCGCAGACTTGAAGTACCTTGCCCTCAAGCAGGAGGAACTGACAGACGTTCAACCCACCTATCAACCTGAATAATTATGGACCTCGCATCAGCAACAGCATCAGCAGAACCAATCCCCGTCGATAACACTGGACCAGAAGAGTCCTTTGAGACGGTGCTGAACCGACAGCTTAACAATAAGCCTAAGCTTGAGCCTATTGATTACGCCGCTCTTGAGAAAAACCCGAATCAGGTTACCAACCCTGAGGATGTCATTGAGATGGACTCGGACGAGTTCCTCAAGCATTTGGATCGCGGAGAAACCGATCCGGAGCCCACTGCTACGGAAGATGACGCAAAGGAGCCCGTTAAGGACACCAAGAAGGCCTCCAAGAAGGCCGCCGTCGAGGAGAAGTTCTCCCTTGATGACATTGACCTCCTAAGCGATCCCGACGAGCCACAAGAGCCCGTAGCGGACAAGAAGCCTAAGAGCAAGGAAGAGAACTTTGCTGACCTCCGTAAGAAGGCTGAGACCTACGAGAACGAGGTCAAGAGCAAGGAGGCCAAGCTTGCCGAGTATGAGGCAAAGGTCAGGGAGCTTGAGGAGACCCTTGAGAAGACTGCCTTTGAGAAGAGCCCCAAGTTTCAGAGCAAGTTTCAGGAACCTTATGAGAAGGCAGTTGCTAGCGCGGCGGCTTTTGCGAAGGAATTTGCCGAGGACGAGGACGTTGCCAATCGAGCCCTGTCCCTGAAGGGCAAGGAGCGCGTTGAGTATATCGACGCCGTGTTCGGTGGAGGGGCATCCGCCTCCGAGTTCCTGTCCCTTATCAAGGACGCCGAAGGCAAGCGCGAGAGTCTTGAGGGGGCTATTGCCAACTACAAGCAGACTTACAGCGAGTTTATTCAGGAGGACGAGACCTCCCGCATCAAGGCCGAGGAGCATACCAATAGGCTCTTTGATCGGGTATCCGCCAATCTCGCGAAGAATCTGGAATACTTTCGTACCTCCGACAACGAGGAGCATAATCAGCGCGTTCAGGCTAGGCTGGAAGAGGCCCGGAAGATCGTAATGAACACTGCCTCCCCGAACAAAATGGCGGCGGCTCCGTTCCTTGCCGTTATTGCCGAGGATCTCATTTCGGAGAACAACAAGCTCCGCGCCGAGAATTCCCGCTATAAGAACAGGGTTCGCGAGGATTCCTCGGTTGAGCCCCGTATCAAGCGAGCCTCCACGGATGATGAGTCCGATGACACGGTAGCCCGTAAGCCTGTCTCTGGGCTGGACGCTATCCGTAATCGTCTCAGGAATCTCTGATGAGTCTCCAGACCTACGGGCTGGATCTTTCCGCTTTCCCTCAGGTTTCCCAACTTGAGGTAGAGCTACTCATGGTTGCCGACAAAGACCCGTCTGTTTACAGCGGGTTGAGTCGGGGCCAGCATATCAAGCACTGCATTGGTATGCTATGGCCTCATGTCATGGCTAGCTGGAATGATTGGAATGAACTGGCTCTGTGGGCTTGGACGAACTACGAGGAGATTGGAGTTACAGGGTGCGCGGCGGCAGGCAAGACCTTCACGTTCACCCTTCTCTCCCTTATAGAGTTCTTGGCGAAGCCAATGGCTACCCGTGTAGCCTTGACTTCCACTACGGTTCCTTCGTTGCGTGGGCGCATCTGGTCGGAAATGATGCGCTTCACGCTTCCTGTCCACCCCTTATTTGGGCTGAACATCGTTGACTCCCAGACGAAGATCCAGTTCCAGAAGGGGGACGATAGGAGTGCCATTATTGCGGTTGCCGTAGACTCCGGAGCCGTGGAGCAGGCAGTGGGAAAACTTCAGGGCGTTCACTTACCCAGAATGGTAATTGTTGTTGACGAAGCCGCCCAGACCAACCCGGCCATCTTCTCGGCTAGGGCCAACCTTCAAGTAGGTACGGACTTCTATCACTTCATCGCCATTGCCAACGCTAGCTCGATGTTCGACCCTCACGGGCTATTCTGCGAGCCCCGCATGGGATGGGGGAGTCTTAATGATGACGATGAGTATTGGGAGACCAAGACCGGAGTATGCGTCCGGTTCGACGGGCTAAAGTCGCCCAACGTCAAGGCAGGACGAACCCTCTACCCCTATCTCTTCGCTCAGGAGAATATCGACATCATCAAGAAGAACTACGGTGAGGGCTCCCTAGAATGGAATTCTTATTGCAGGGGTATGTGGTCTAAGGGAGGCGTGAGAAACACGATCCTAGACGCCCCTACGATTGCTGACGGGGGTGCTAGGGAGAAAGCAGTATGGGCCGATGGCAATATCCGCAAGATCGCCGCGCTCGACCCCGCTTTCACGACCGATGGCGACGAGTGTATTCTCCGCATCGGGAATGTTGGGAAAACGATTGACAATGAAATCACGCTTGACTTGGGGGAGACAATCCGCTTGTCCCTGCAAGAGAGCGATGACTACCCGATCTTCTACCAGATCGCGGACCAGACCATTGACGTTCTGAAGCGGCATGAAATCAAGCCGCAGGACTTCGCGATTGACGCCACTGGCGCGGGTGCTGGCATCGCTGACATAATTAGCCAGCGTTGGCAAGGAGGATTTATTCGCGTGTCATTTGGCGGAGGGCCAACGGATGTTGCCGTAAGCATGGAGGACAACCGATCCGCCAAGGACGTATACTCCAATAGGGTTTCCCAGCTATGGGGGCAAATGCGATCCGTCATCATGGCAGGGCGCATGAGGGGGCTGGACGATCAGACGGCACGGGAACTTTGCGCTAGGATCTACTCCCTCAAGAATGAGAAGATGCTCATCGAGAGCAAGCGAGAACTTAAGAAGCGCACCAAGGGAGGCTCCCCCGACAGGGCCGACGCGCTCTCCCTTCTCGTCGATCTCTTCATCCACCAAAGCGGACTCGGGGCGGCATTGGGAGACGATCCCGCTGACGATGAGGATTGGGAGAACTTTGTTCTTGAAAACCAGTTGGAGTCTAGCTATTCGTAGCCTCCTATGGAAAAAGTAAAACTTGAACGATATAGGGAACATCAAAAGTATCTGACGATTGACGGGGAGGAAGTCCCCGGAGGCAGTACGATTTGCAAGATCGGAGACAGCCCCGAACCCCTGATAGCATGGGCATGGAAGCTGGGAACCGAAGGCAAGGACTACCGCAGGGAGAGGGACAAAGCGGCAGACATCGGGACCATCGCGCATTTCATGGTCGAGTGCTACCTGAACGGTCAGGTTGCTGACCTATCGGACTACACCGAGGATGAGTGCGCAAAGGCTCTTATCTGCTACGACAAGTTTATGAACTTTTGGGAGGAGAACAAGTTCACCAAGGTTGCAACGGAGGCCCAGCTTGTTCATCCAGAGCATCGCTTCGGAGGAACGATTGACCTCGTTGCTCACGACCCCGATGGGAATATGATCCTTCTGGACGTCAAGACTTCCAAGCGCATAAACGACTCGTACATCCGCCAGATCGCGGGTTATACGTTGCTTTGGGATTACGCCAGCGAGGCGTCTATCTCCAAGTGGGGCATCATCCGGATTGGCAAGAAGGAGGAAGGGGATTTCGAGGTCAAGTTCTATAACGAGGACCGCATCCGGAACGCACAGAAAACCTTCCTCGCCCAAGTGCAGTTGTATTGGGCCATGAAGACCGAGAAGCCCCCTCGCGCTAAGAAGAAGTGACCACCCCCGCATCATCAGAAGCCGAGAGGGCCTTGCTATGCTCTCTCATGCAGAACATCAAGCTGGTTGACGAACACGCCGACCACCTGAAGTCAAGCCTATTCTTTGAGCCCCGCCACAAAGCTATCTTTGATGGCATCATGGGACTCTGGAAGGAGGGCAAGGATTGTGACCTCATCACCCTGTCGGAGGCCTTGAACAAGGCAGGGGTGCTGGAGTCTATCGGGGGCGCGGCATACATCGCTGAGCTTCATTGTTTCCTTCCCACTGCAAGCAATAGCGCGGAATATCTTGACATCCTCAAGAAGAAGCATACCGCACGACTCGCTATATCCGTGGCAAAGAAGATTATCACAACAGCAGAAGATCCGGTCACTTGCGATGACCTCGGAGAATCCGTGCAGAAGGCCCTCGTGGCCGTTGCCGCAGACTCCGAGACATCATCGAGCATCGAGAGCATCGGTCAGGCCGCGCTCAAGCGTCTGGACACCTACGAGGAAATCTTCAAGAACAAGGGCAAACTTATGGGCTTGACAACGGGCCTCAGGCCCCTTGACGAACTCACCGGAGGAATGAAGGCAGGGCAGTTGATTGTCATCGGCGCTCCCACCAAGGGAGGCAAGACCGCAATGGCACTGAACATCGGGATGCGTACCGCGCAAGCTGGCAACCCTGTCGGAATCTTCTCGCTTGAGATGAGCAGTGGGGAACTCGTGGACCGTCTCGTTGCCTCATGTTCCGGAGTTGACTTGAGCGTTCTCTCACGGGAACCCACCAAGCAGGATCGCGACCGGATTCAGAACGGGATCACGCAAGCCTCGTTGCTCCCCATTTGGATTCGCGACGAGAGTCAGATCAACCCCCTGCAACTCCGAGCCGCCGCTCGTCGCATGGTTGCCACCCACAATGTCAAGCTGATTATTGTTGACTACATCCAACTCATCGAGCCGACCGACCGCAAGGAGAGTCGTGAACGTCAGGTTGCCGAAGTCTCCCGCACCCTCAAGCAACTTGCGAAGGAACTCGGCATCACGATCATCGCCCTCACCCAGCTTAATGCGGAAGGAGCCTCGCGTGAGTCAAGGGCAATCGAACATGATTGCGATTCTTTTTGGGTCATCCGACACGACGAAGAAAATCGCAAATGGGCGCTTGACATCCGACTAGCACGAGCCCATGCTAGGGGTTCAATTCCATTAGAGTTCCGGAGCCAGTATCTCCGGTTCGATGAAGGATCAACAAACCACTGAAATGCCATACGACAACACCAACAGCGGGGCGGCGTTCCCCAAGAACAGCGCGAACCCCAAGGCCCCGAAGTATTCCGGAACTCTCAATGTTGAGGGCAAGGATTTCGAGATCGCCATTTGGGACAAGACCTCAAAGCAGGGGAAGCCCTTCCTCTCACTGAGCGTCAAGCCCAAGGGCAACTACTCGGAGGACGTCAACTTCTGAAACATCGCTAGGAATAGAGTCTAGGGAGAACCTAGAACAGGGTATTGTTGTTCCCCATATTGAACACCTAGGCTGAAGGGGGGAGGAAGAAATTCCTTCCCCCTTCTTCGTGTCAAGGCTATTTTCCCCGCATGAGCGAAAAGAAATTCAAAAAAGTCGTGACAAACCCGAAGACCGGACGAAAGAAGACCGTGCGTTACGGGGCCAAGGGATACTCGATTGCGCCCGGAACTTCCAAGGGGGACAACTACTGCACCCGCTCCTACGGGCAGATGAAGAAGCACCCCAAGGCGGCGGCTGACCCCAACAGTCCTCTCCGGTTGTCAAGAAAGAAGTGGAAGTGTTCCGGAAAAAAATCTCGCAGAAGTTGAAAAAAGTTCTTGATTGATTCAGCGGGGATGCCATGATGGCCTCCTCATGAATAAAGAACTACAACTAGCCCTCAACTCCTTCTCACGCATCGAGGCCGCGCTCACCTGCGCCATGATGTGCGGGAAGGCTGAGTCACCCGTCCTCCCCAAGGCCATGCTCAAGAAGCTGGTCACCGACATCAAGATGACCCGAAAGGCCATCACGGACAAGCTCTCGGAGGAAACCGAGATCGAGATGGAGGACGCCTACGCATGAGCCTCATCATCGTTTCCATGACGGTCGTGGCCGTCGTTCTGTCATTCTACTACCAAGCCAAGATCATTCGCAGGGATCTGGAGAAGCAAGTTCGCCAGCAGACCGAGGATTGCCTTGTCCGCTGGTGGGCCAACGACAATAAGAATTTCAACGTATGGGCAACCCGTCGCCATGTCGAGTTGCTGGATCAAGACATCACCCTCATGAAGGAGGCTCTTGGAAATGAAGGCCTCTAATGACTTCCTCTACTCGCGCAACATCGAGTTGAACGAGCAACTATGGGCGGCTGAGCGCCGTGTCAATGAGTGTCTATTCGGCGTCGAGCAGATCGTCGAGGCCCTCAAGGAGATTCGCAAGCTAAATACACTTGGGAAAACAAAACAAATAGCAGACAAGATAAACGAACTAATCGGAGTATAAACAATGAGTGATCTAATCGTTCCAGAACAGTATCGAAGCAACGAAGCCTTCCAGCTTCCTTTCACCCCCGATGCCGACACCATCAAGGACGCAACGGGACGCACGGTGGCGTATATCTCCAACAAGGCTAGCGCCGATGAGGCCGTCCGGTTGGCTAGGGTGCTTGCCTCCGCTGTCGAGAGTCTCAATCGCCTTCATAACCTTGCCGAGATCCTGAAGGCTAACACCAAGGATCTTCCTGAATACAACCACGGGGCTCTTGACGAGAACATCGACGATTGCCTTATCTGCTATATCGAGCATTATATCAAAGAGGTTTTGTCATGAGCTACTACTATCTCAAGACCGCCATTAAGGTTTGCCTTAGTTTGGCTATTGCGCTTCTTCCGGTAGGATTTCTGCTTACCGCAATGACAGAGCAAATCATCTATCTAGGTTGCCTTGGGGCGGTGGCAATGCTTCTTACATTTGCGTCAATAATTATTCTTATCTGGATTTGATATGGAATCATATACCCTAGTCGGCTCTGATCGCGTCCTCTTTGTCCACGATAAGGACAAGTGCCGTGGAGAACATTGCTGTATTCATAACCCATCCAACCACCATATGAGGGATTGGCCTCAGAACTGGCGAGGGGATCGCGGTCTTATGGAGCGCGTTTGCCCTCATGGGATTGGTCATCCAGATCCAGATGATCCAATAGCGAAAAACATTATTGGGTCAGTCCACGGATGCGACGGATGTTGCAATGAAAAATAAACCTATCCTAGAAGAGGCTATCGAGATCACCTCCGGTGACCGTCGCCGAGACTACGACCACGCATTAAGGGGCCACGAACGCATCGCGGATATGTGGAACGCCTATATTGCGATTAGGAAGAATCCCAATGAGCTTTTGTCGCCATCAGACGTAGCCGCCATGATGATCCTGTTAAAGCTTGCTAGGCACGCCCATACGCCTAAGCGGGATAACCTAACCGACATCGCGGGTTACGCCCGTTGTATGTCTCAGATTGAGGGGTATGAGCCATGAGCGAGGAACTGCCGGCCCACTTCCACCACGAATCCTATTGCCGCAAGTGCAACGAACCAATGAACCCACACACACCCGACAACGTTATCGCCCTCAACACCGGCTCGCCGCAAGACCGAGCCATTGTCCGTGAGCTAATCCATTTGAGAAGTCCCAACTTGGAGTTCCGTTCTCACGAACGGGACAGCAACTACCGATGGGAGAAGATTAAATACGGAACCGGAGCTACCGAAATCAACTGGGCCTATTTGGAGTTTCGGTTACTTGGTTGCATGGATGCAGAACCAGCCACACAAATCAGCAAATGAACCCACAGACACCCGACAACGAGGTCGCAAGGCTCCGTGCCGAAGTACAGAGAGCTATCGAGGATAGAAACCGCATCGGGATAGAAATCCGAGGCGAGTATCTACCCAAGCTAAAAAATCAAGCCAACGAGGTCGCAAGGCTCAGGGAGCTTTTGGAAAAAGTCATTTTTGAGCTAGAGAAAGTTCCATTTCAGACCCCCAAGTTAACTGCTTTTACCGCCCATAGACTTGCGGATAGATACCGCGAACAACTCAACCAACTTACCAAATGAACCCACTTAAACCCGTCGATTCCACCACCGTGTTCTTTGCTGGCAAGGAACCAGACGAGAAAACTAACGAGGTCGCAAGGCTCAGGGAAAGACTCGAAACTTCAAAAGACCTAATCCACGAAATAAGAATGGACAGAAATGCGAAAACCGCCGAAGTCGCAAGGCTCAGGGAGCTTTTGAACCAAGCGATTGAAATTGCTGATGGGCTTGTTGATCCTTTCACAAGGATAACAGGTGTTCCAGAACAGGAACTCGCCAAGCTAAAAGCAAGCGTCGCACTCGCCCCCGCGCCAGAGGAACAAAACAAATGAATACTAATATAAAAGAAGTGAATGAGCACATTAACAATTTGAACAACGAGGTCGCAAGGCTCCGAGCATTACTTAAAGACCACGCTACATTCCTGCGTAAAAACGGATTCGATAGACAGGCAGACGATCTTATGCGTTTCGCCCCCGCGACAGAAGAACCAACTAAATAAACAAATGAAACACGACACTACACACTCCGAAACGGGAAATGGAAATCATTCTCTCGCAGACTTCACGATAAACAGACTCCACGAGGCTCTTGAAATCGCTAACAAGTCCGCTGATGACCAGATGTTCCAAAAGCGAAAAGCAGAGAACGAGGTAGCAAGGCTCCGTAAATACGTTGAGAAGCTAGAAATCTACTCGCCAGAAAACGATTGGAGCCACCCAGAATGGAGGAAGCTAATAGGCAGCAAAGAGCAGAGCGAAGACCCAGAGACACTGTTCAAACTCTACCAGTTTCGCTTTGAACCAGATATTCGTGGAGAAACCAACGAGTTCGCAAGGCTCAGGGAGGAAAAGGAATACTGGGCAAACCAGTGGAACGTATTGCGCCAATCGTCTGTAGCTGACGTTGTTAAAGCTCAAGAAGAGGTCGCAAGGCTCCGTGAGCTTCTGGAATGGTATAAGTCAGGAATGGAATCGTGCTGGCACGCCGCAAACACTTATGACGGCAACTACACAGAGGCTTGCGACAATGTAATGATCATTG